ATATTTGCATGGGTGGTAGTTTTAGTGATCATCACTTTTCTTGTTCGCTTCATTATTTTTACTTTTATTTAGTGGGGCAAAGATAAATGAAAACAATTGTGTGTGACAATGTATAACAAGGAGGGGTATAGAAAAGCAAGAGCTAGTGGCTTTCGATCTGGTCTAGAGCAAATTATTGCAAAGCAAATAAAACAAGCTAGGCATAAAATTCGTTATGAAGCCATGAAAATTCAATGGGTAGACTTTTCTATACGCTCCTATACACCTGACTTTGTTCTTGATAATGGCATAATTTTAGAAGTTAAAGGATTTTGGTCTACTGCTGACAGGCGCAAACACGTAGAAATAAAAACGCAACACACTCATTTGGATATACGTATGGTGTTTGAAAATAGCAGAAGAAAAATACGAAAAGGATCGAAGACTACTTATGCAGATTGGTGTAAAAAGAAAGATATACCTTTTTGTGATAGAGTTGTGCCAAAAACTTGGTTAACTGAAAAGTTGATTATGATGCCACCCAAACTAATTGAAACTAAAGGAACATTACATGCAACCTATTCATAGAAGCTTGACAGCAGATGATTTTGTCATTATAGTGAGGCCAGTAAGAGATGATGAAGAATTTAATTTTGATGAAGGTAGCTGGACAGGAGAGGTACAAGTATCTATTATAACTAATGCCAAAGAGACTACATTAACAACTACAGAATTTAATAATATGCTTATGTTATGTAACTTTGCGGCTGCATCTATTCCAGCTATGGAGGAAAATGCATTTGTACGAGAACTCATACAAACATATGCTGAGAAAAATATGATTACGCCAATGATAGATGATCATGAAGAGTCTTCCATAAATATATTAACTATTGACACAGATACAGAAGGAAATGCTTAATGGACCCAGACATGGTAAACAATCCACCCCATTATAATAAACATGGTATTGAATGCATCACAGCAATAGAGGCTGCGCTTACAGAGGAAGAATTTAAAGGATATGTAAAAGGCAATGTGTTAAAGTATACATGGAGAGAGAACTACAAAAATAAACTAGAGGACTTAAAAAAGGCCGCTTGGTATTTGAATAGGCTAATAGAAAGTATAGAGTAATATGGGTTTAAAAGCACGAGTAAATATGATACTGGATATTAGTGAGGAAGAGTTTCCCATGCCTGTTGATGGTGATCCAACAGAGGAACTTGAGGATATGCTAGAAGAATTAGTGGATCATCTTGACGGTACAAACCTTGTACGACTTAACGTAAAATGCACTGGAGGACAACTGAATGACTGATTTAATGAGTGATTATCAAAATATTATCGCTATGTCTCGTTATGCGAGGTGGAATGAAGAAAAGCAACGTAGAGAGACATGGCAAGAAACTGTCACTCGCTTGTTAAATTTTTATAGAGATTTCTTAAAAGATAAACATGACTTTACTTTACCAAAAGAAACGTATACAGACTTGTATGTAGCTATGGTTACACTCAAGGTTATGCCTTCCATGCGAGCTATGATGACTGCTGGCCCTGCACTAGAGCGCAATCATATTGCAGCATACAATTGTTCTTACTTGCCTGTAGATAATCCAAGAGCTTTTGATGAATGCTTGTATATTCTTATGCACGGTACTGGTGTAGGCTTCTCTGTAGAACGTCAGTTTGTGTCTAACCTACCAAAAGTTCCAGATGAATTTGAGAACAGTGAAACTACTATCATTGTACAAGACAGTAAGGAAGGATGGCACCGTAGCTACAAAGAACTCATTAATCTTTTGTATGCTGGTATGGTTCCTCAGTGGGACATGTCTCGCATCAGACCTGCTGGATCAAAGCTAAAGACATTTGGTGGTAGAGCAAGTGGCCCTGATCCTCTAGATGATTTATTTTTGTTTACTGTAAACTCATTCAAGAAAGCATCAGGACGTAAGCTGTCCAGTATTGAATGCCATGATCTTATGTGCAAGATAGCTGATGTTGTAGTGGTAGGTGGAGTTCGCAGGTCTGCTCTTATCAGCCTGTCTAATCTATCTGATGATCGTATGAGACATGCCAAGTCTGGTTCATGGTGGGAGACAGAGCCTCATCGTGCTCTAGCCAATAACTCTGTGTGCTATACAGATGGATCAGCAGACATGGGATCATTCATGAGAGAATGGACAGCCCTGTATGAAAGCAAGTCTGGTGAACGTGGTATCTTTAATCGTAAGGCTGCACAACAACAGGCTGCTAAGTTTGGTCGCAGAGAGGAAAACATAGAGTATGGTACTAATCCATGTAGTGAAATTATTCTTAGACCAAAGCAGTTTTGTAATCTATCAGAGGTTGTAGTACGAGAAGAAGATACACCAGAAACTCTACAAAGAAAGGTAGAGCTTGCTACTATACTAGGCACAATACAGTCTTGCTTTACAGACTTTAAGGGTATCAGTAGGCAGTGGACACGTAACACAGAGGAAGAAAGGCTTCTTGGTGTGTCTCTTACAGGCATCATGGACAATAGGCTAATGTCTAACACCACTAAAGATGCTTTACCTTCTCTTCTAAGTAACCTAAGAATTACGGCTGTAAGCACAAACAGAAAGTGGGCAAAGCTTTTGGGCATTGAGCCTTCGGCTGCTATCACTTGTGTCAAGCCATCAGGTACGGTAAGCCAACTTGTAAATGCGGCGAGTGGTATTCATCCTCGACACAACGACTATTATGTTCGTACTATTCGTGCAGACAAGAAAGACCCACTAACGCAGTTTCTAATTGATCAAGGGTTTCCACATGAAGATGCGTTAGAAAAGCCAGACAGCATGACTGTATTTTCATTTCCAATGAAGTCTCCTACGGGAGCTATTACAAGAAATAAAATATCTGCTATAGAACATTTGACTTTGTGGGATACTTATGCCACATACTGGTGTGAGCATAAGCCCTCAATTACTGTAAGTGTAAAAGAAAAGGAGTGGCTAAATGTGGGAAGTTTTGTTTATGATAATTTTGATAATATGTCTGGTGTAAGTTTTCTACCAATGACTGAGCATATGTATAAACAAGCTCCATATCAGGACTGTACAAAACAACAGTACGAGGAGTTACTGGAAGTAATGCCTACAGATGTAGCTTGGGATAGCTTTAGTGACTATGAGAAAGAGGACTTGACTACGGGTTCACAGGAACTTGCTTGCACTGCAAACAGTTGTGAGGTGGTAGACTTTCCCTCTGTCATGCCTATGGCGGCAGCGCCCCAATGAAAAAATTTACTAATGATTACTCTCCAAAGAAACGCCTACTACGAAGGCATAAAGCAAAGCACCTTAGACACAGAAAAAAGTTAGGACCAAAATCAACATGGCGAAAACGATGATGAAACAAATAAAGGACAGGCAACCTCCTCTTCGTATTCAAGTTGAGAAGGGATACAAAGCTTTTCATAGGGGTAAGGTAACCAACCCTTATAAACTTAATACTGCCTTCTACAAGGAGTGGGAGAGAGGCTTTAACAAAGCATATTTTGAAAACTTGGAGAAAATAAATGCAGCTTGAACAAGAAGCAAAAGAATGGATGAAAAAAAGGGGGGCTAAATTGCCCCCCATTGTAGTGCCTTTTCCAAGGTTTATGTTAAATTGTTTTCTAATTAAAAAGATTGGTAGATATAAAATGCTACTAATACATTTTTACATATCGTATTTTTTGTTATTGACTATACTAGGCATAGTTATTCTATAATCCTAGATACAACTATACGTCCAAACTTGTCCTTTTCTACATAAACTTTTCTTTTCTCACAAGAGTATCGTGTATTAGATACCTGAGAATCTTTCCATCCATTTCTCTTCAGTGTTCTTTTCATGGAAAGGCAACCTGACATTCCCATCTCTTTCCACTGACCTTGAACATCATAGTGTCCCATAAACTCTATAGCAGAGCCTTTAAGATACAGTATAAGTATGAACATGGTCTCTATCATACTAGTGTCCTTTACCATTAGCCTTTATGCGGTAAACTTCATCTTTTAATTTGTCAAGCTTCTTTTCTAGAGAAGTAATTCTTTTTTCATAGAACTCTAATGTCAAGGCTTGCTGCTGATCAAAAGGTGCTTTACCTTGTTCAAGATTAGTAGCAAGCTTTTCAAATTCTGAAGATAAATGCTCAATTAACATAAACTGTTCACTGTCGGCAGGAAGAGAGCCTAATTCTCCTCTAGGCCATTTGATACGAAACTCAGTATTTTTTTCCAGATCAGATTGAACTAGTATCTGTTGAGTTTCTACTCTATTTAATCTTTCCTGTACGCCAAACCAAGCCCACACACCTACAGCTACGGCTGATACAATGGTAATAAGATTGCGAACTGGCATCGCAAATCTTGTATTATCATCTAAGTTGGTGGCATTTTTTGTCATTCATTATATTATCTATGTATACGCAAGGATGATTTTGGTCCTAATTTTTTTCTGTGCCGTAAACCTTTTGGTTTATGCCTACGTGTTCTACGTTTTCTAATAGTATATGTATTTGTAAACTTCATGCTTTCTTTGTCATACGTGTTTGTTTACTTCTGATCCATGCAGCCTTTTGTTTTGGAGACATATCCTTCCAATTAGCAGGATACTTAAGATGTTTCTTTTTTCCCTTAACAGTAACTACGGGCATTACTTTTTACCTTTATTAATAGGTGTAACTCTAGCTGACGTGCCGCCTACGTAGAACATACCGCCTTTACGGTAATCTATGTTAGCATTACGAGGTTTCTTACCAACCATACCACCCATTGCTTTTTTAGCTGAAGGTGTAGGTTTACGTTTAGGTATTTTTACTCCAACTCTATCGGCCATTCTTTTTGTATTGTACTTACGTCCTTCAAATGTAAATGTTTTTTTCCCATCTCGTACCGCTTCAGAAAATGCAGCACGAAACGCTTTAGCTGACTTACTACCTTTTCTATAAGTAGGGAAATCGGCAGGATTAATGCGAGTGTCACGATTACTGTCGGCATTTGAAGCAGCAGGAGACTCGCTATCCATAATGCGTCTAGCAGCTTCAGCACTTAATGCTGCACCTCCAACTGTTGTACCTCCTTGTAATCGTCCTGTTCCTGTACCCCTTCGTTCTCCCTCTGCTCCTTCTTGCCTTCTAATATTTCCTGTTCCTACTTGTTCTTCCATTAAGGGTCTTTCTAAACCTGTTTGTTCTGAAATTGTAGGTGCTCTACCACCTCCACGTAAAGGAGTTCCGGGTGTAAGAGGTTCTTGTAGTACAGGTTTACGTTTAGGTCGAAGTGACCTTGCTATTGTTCTTGATACTACTCCCATAATAATTATCCCTTTTTAACTTTAGTGCTGTACACCATGCCACCCTTACGATAATCCATG